GCTTGTTATCTGTTAATTTCTTACCTACTTATACTGCTCTATTAGGTTACTTATTCTTTGTCTGATTCTTAGCCATGCCTGCCTCAGACATGGAGATAGCAATAGCTTGCTTACGGTCTTTGACTACAGGGCCACCCTTGCCTGAATGAAGCTCACCAGCCTTGAACTCGTGCATTACCTTACCCATCTTAGCTTGTTTACCAGCTTTGGTCTTAGGTTTCATATGTATATTATCCTCTATGTAAAATGGATGTGAAGATAATGCCTGCCATACTGCAAATCATAAACCCTGAGGCCACCATTAAGATGCTCTCAAGTCTCTTCAATCTAGCGTTAATCTGTTCGTAGCGGAAGGCACATATGGCCTCGTGTGAGTCTAATCTAGCTGCCGTAGTGTCTATAGTAGCCATTTATGCTTACTCCGTAGGTGCTGTAGGCCAAGTAACTTCCCAAGGGAATGTCTCTTGAGCTGTAACGTCACGGAGAGCTTGACGATAAGTACCCCAAGCAGCACTGTTCACAGGAGCGTCAGTCAGTTGTGTCCAATCAGTCTCAGCGAGCTTCTTAGTACGTTCATCACGCACTGATTGAGCTTGTTTAGCGTCCAAGGCTGCAATAGCTTCTGCGTCCATGTCAGCTACAGAGTACTTGGTGTACCACTTATTATTGATCTTCTCTACACCATTAGCGTAAGCTGTCTGATAACGGGTAGGTTGAGCTTGAGCGCCTTCAAAGACTACAACAGCGTCTCTGAGATCATGAAGTTGTACACAGGTAGCGCTTGGGTTGCTGCTTATGTCTCAGGCTCAGGTTACGTAGCTACATCAGATATCGGTGTCACAGTCCAAGCTTACGATGCTGATTTGACTACATGGGGCGGTAAGACTGCTCCATCAGGTACTGTCGTAGGTACTTCAGACACTCAAACACTGTCTGCTAAGACAATCGAAGCTGGTACGTTCACTAACGGCTACACAGAAGAAACAGCTACAGCTAACACTTCTACTGCTTACACGATTGACTTGGCTAACGGCACTGTTCAAATCCTGACTCTCACAGGTAACTGTACATATACATTCCCTACTGCTGCTGCTGGTAAAAGCTTTATCTTGTTGCAAAAGCAAGACGGTACAGGCTCTCGTACTGTTACATGGCCTGCTGCTGTTAAGTGGCCCGGTGGTACAGCTCCTACGATTACCTCTACTGCATCTAAGCTCGATAAGTACATCTTCACTTCTGATGGTACATCATGGTTTGGGAGTGACGCGGGGAAGAACTATACACCATGAGAACACACGGAATGAGTAACACACCTACGTATCACACATGGGTGACTATGCGAAAGCGGTGCGCTAACAAGCATAATAGCGACTACCATTTGTATGGCGGTAGAGGTATTAAAGTTTGTGAGCGGTGGAATAGTTTTGAAAACTTCTATTCAGATATGGGTGAACGTGCTGAAGGCATGACAATTGATCGTATTGACCCAAATAAGGACTACTCTCCTGACAACTGCCGTTGGGCAACAAACCTTGAGCAAGCACGAAACAAGCGTAATGTTCGTTTTGTGACATTTAACGACATGACAAAATCTTTACACGAGTTCTGTGATGAACTTAAACTGAATTACCATACTGTTAATACTCGATTGGCGCAACAAAAGTGGACAGTAGAGCGTGCCTTGTCTACACCAACAGGAAGGTTTAGCAATGCTATCAAGTAATACTTCAGCAGTTTCTGGAGATACAAAATATATCGAGGACTATTTTTCTTCGTATTTGTACACAGGCACAGGAGCAACTCAGTCTATCAATAATGGACTTGATTTAGCTACCAAAGGTGGTATGGTTTGGCTTAAAGGACGTACTGGAATTCAGTTCAACAACCTTGAAGATACTAACCGTGGCGCTGGTTATTCTGTATATTCAAATTCAACTATTGCCCAAGAATACTTTTCTGGTTACGGAATCACATCGTTTAATACAAACGGTTTTACGCTTGGCTTAGATAATTATTCAAATGCTAATACTGTTCCGTTCGTTTCATGGTCTTTTGCAAAAACTGCTAAGTTCTTTGATGTTGTGACTTATACGGGTACAGGTTCATCACGTACTGTTGCTCATAGTCTTGGTTCCACTCCCGGTTGTATTATTGTCAAACGTACAGACACTACAGGTGATTGGTGGACATACCATAGAGGTTTAACGTCTGCTGGTTATTACGTTCGTTTGAACACTACTGGCGCTCAAGCTACTAGCTCCACACTTTGGAACTCAACAGACCCTACATCAACAGAGTTTAGCCTTGGTGTAGGGAGTTCTAATACTTCTGGTGGAACCTACGTAGCCTACATCTTTGCCCATGACGCAGGAGGCTTTGGCTTAACTGGCACAGACAATGTGATTAGCTGTGGTACTTATACAGGCGCTTATCCTAGCACTGTAACGGTAAATCTTGGGTGGGAGCCTCAATTTATTATTGTAAAGAATGCAACGCAATCTAGCGATTGGGGTATTTTTGATGTAATGCGTGGAATGCCGTGGGGAGACTGTGCAACACTTGCTGCTAATAGTTCCGCAGCAGAAAATGGAGTGTTAGGGAACGCTCCTGCGTTTAAAGCAACTCCAACAGGATTTATCGTAGACAGTGGCCTTACCGCTGCGAATGTTTCTGGTAACACGCACATCTACATAGCCATCCGCCGTGGCCCGATGAAAGTGCCTACTGATGGTACTAAGGTGTTTGCTCCAATTGCTCGTACAGGAAATGCTACAGATACGACAATTACAACACCAAACTTTGTAACTGATTTGGTTGTTACGCAAAGCCGACAAGGTAACGCAAATCCCGCATTTTTTGATAGATTGCGTGGAGCTACAAAAGGTTTATATCCAAACGGAACAGGGGCTGAATTTACATCTGCTGACGGTTTAACTGGTTTTGACACAATGACTGGTTATAAAGTTGGCGCAGATCAAAGTCAAGGAACAATTAACTTTAGTCCTTGGACTTATTCCAACTTGGCTTTAAGACGTGCCCCATCATTCTTCGATGAGGTTTGCTATACAGGTACTGGAACGGCTGGACAAACATTTAGTCACAACTTAGGTGTCGCGCCTGAGTTAATGATTGTTAAATGTCGTTCTACAACAGGAGAGTGGCGTAGTTACAGTAGCGCATTGACTGCAACAAAATGGATTGTTTTAAATACAACAGCAGCAGCAGTCACTGGAGCGGCTGGTTGGAACAATACAGAGCCTACGGCTAGTGTATTTAGTGTCGGTAATTCAAGCTCAGTTAATGGTTCTGGAACTACATACGTTGCCTACCTATTCGCAACCTGCGCTGGTGTTTCCAAAGTAGGTAGCTACACAGGTACAGGAACTACTAAGCAAGTTGACTGTGGTTTCGCTGCTGGTGCTAGGTTTGTACTCATTAAGCGTACTGACTCAACAGGTGATTGGTATGTATGGGACACTGCACGAGGTATTGTGAGCGGTAATGACCCTTACTTGTTGCTCAATAGCACAGCTGCTGAAGTGACTACAACAGACTACATTGACACATACTCAGCTGGCTTTGAACTCAGCTCAACAGCTCCTGCTGCTTTGAATGCCTCAGGCGGTACATACATCTTTTTAGCTATAGCGTAAGGTAAAACATAATATGCAAATTAGAATCCAATCAACAGGTCAGGTAGTCTACGAAGGAGAGTTCCGTGCTCTCTTTCCTAATACCTCACTCCCTCAACAGCTCACTGAGGCTCTAATTAATAGCTTAGGCGGTGATGTAGTCTTTGAAGGCCCACAAGCTCAGCCTACTCGTTATCAGACAGCTTACGCTAATGGTGTCGAGAAGATTAATAATAAATGGTATACTAAATACTCCGTATCTGAGATGGATGCAGAAGCTATTGCAGCTTTGGACGCTAAACAAGCTCAATCAGTGCGTGATGAACGTACTAAGAAGCTTGCTGATACTGATTGGACACAACTGACTGACGCTCTTGTGAACAGCGCTGCATGGGGAACTTATCGTCAAGCTCTCCGTGACGTTACAGCTCAAGAGACATTCCCTTGGGAAGTTACTTGGCCTACACAACCATCAGCGGAGTAATTAGCACATGGATGACGTTTCAGCTCGTGAGTTTGGTAGATTAGAAGCCCAAGTAGAGTCTCTCCAGTCTGAGGTACATAGTCTCAGTAAAGATGTCAAATGCCTCCTAGAACTTGCCAATAAGAGCAAGGGAGGCTTCTGGATGGGCATGACAATAGCTTCATTAGTAGGAGGTATGATTACCTTCTTCGCTGATCGAATGTTTAAATAAGGGAATATTATATATGGCACTTGTTACTTTACTTAACGCAGTTACTTCAACAGGTGCTTCTATTTCAGTGGGAACTGATAGTAATAAGGCAGCTTTTGTTCAAGTCTCAGGTATTACTTCAGCGACTGTAGTAGTACAAGGAAGCGTAGATAATACTACTTGGTCTACGATTGCAACTGCTTTAACTTCTGATGGACTTATTACTATCTCTTCTCCTCCACCTTATATCAGAGCTAACGTAACAATATACGTGGCTGGTACGATTACAACGAAAGTGAGTTTTTAAATGGCAACTATGAAACCTAAGACCAAAGCTGGTAAGCAGGCTAAGATGGGTAAGGTACTGCACGAATTCAAGGCTGGTGAGCTTCATTCAGGCAAGGGCGGCCCTGTAGTCAAAGACCGTAAGCAAGCCATCGCTATCTCCATGTCTGAGGCAGGCATGGCTAAGAAGAAGACAAAGAAGAAGTAACCAATGCGTTCAGTATCAATAGGTAAGAACTTAACAGCGAATACGCTGACTACTATTTACACAGTTCCTACAGGCTACATTGCTAAATGGAATCTGATGTACGTATTTAATAACACAGGCTCTACTAAGACTTGTGCAGCCTATTGGACTGACCATAGCGAAACAGCTGATATTTACGTCTTGAACGGTACTATCGCTAGTGGCTCCTATGTACGCTTAGATGGTGGGGCTTACGTAGTCCTCGAAGAAGGCGATACTATTAAGATGCAAAGTGAAGCAGGTAGCTCGTTCAGTACTATCTGCACATTTGAGCTTGAGAAGAAGACAGGAATCTAATTAGAATATGGCACAAACATACTTACAAATAGTCAATAATGTCTTGACTCGCTTACGTGAGACAGAGGTTACTTCTGTGTCTGATACCCCTTATTCAGCCCTTATTGGCGTATTCGTCAATGATGCTAAGAGGGAAGTAGAGGATGCTTACGATTGGAATGCTCTAGACACCACCATCACCTTGGACACTGTAGCAGGCCAGAAAGCCTACTCTTTGACAGGTATTGGTGCTCGTTTCAAGACCCAAGATGTCATTAATGACACCCAAGACATCTCCATGAAGGCTACCAACCCTAACTGGATTAACCGTCAATACTACATTGGTACTACTCAATCAGCTGCTCCTGACCGCTATTGCTACCGTGGTGTAGATGGCTCAGGTGACACTAAAGTAGAGGTTTGGCCTCTTCCTGACAGGGTTTATAACCTTCGCTTTGAATTGTTTGTCCCACAGCTTGACTTTTCCAATAATAGTGATATAATCAAAGTTCCTTATCATTTAGTACAACTATTGGCTTATTCTAAGGCTATTGCTGAGCGTGGTGAAGACGGTGGTTTACAAGCTTCTGAGGCTTATCAGTTGTACCGTTTAGCCTTGGCTGATGCTGTAGCGTTGGAGGGTGCTCGTGATGAATCCTCCACTAACTGGTCTGCTGTATAAACATGGCTGAAAAGCTCTTAACAACCTCCATTGCTGCTCCGGGCTTTAACGGCCTGAACACTCAGGACTCCTCTGTGAGTCTTGACAATGGCTATGCTAC